TTGCAACGACGGCAACACTTTCGACCAAACCCATTCGAGCAGGATCGCTGCCCGTTTCGCTTCATGTACGCGCCCCGTACCGGCCGCTAGCGGGAGCAATCGCTTCCATCGAGCGCTGTTTCGCATTTCTGCGGGCATCGAGTCTTGCACAGTAATGATCCATTTGCCGATGACTTCCGACATGCATCCAGGCACGTCGTCCGTAAGAGTGTTCGTCAGCGCAAGATTGATTGCCGCAATGCTACATGCAGATTCAGGTGTTCCAACACCGCGTGATAGTTCGTGCTGCTCGACGTACGCGGCAATAGCTTGCTGCTGTTCGACCGTGATAGTTGACATGCTCGTTACTCCTATGGGTTGAATGCGTACCGATATTATCTTTTCTCCACGCGCAGCGCAACCCCTAACCGAAGAAGCCGCGACGAATCTTGTAGGGCGCGTAGCAGATCATTACACTGTCCGCGAAGTTCGGCGAAACCGTACCTTCCGGCGTCTTCTGAATGACAATCTTGCCGGTTGCCGGACTCGGCTTGTACAAAGGCTGGTGTAGCTCCATCCGTATCTTTTGCAGGTCCGGCAACTTGCTCGAAATCGATATGATCTCGTCATGGTCAACAACGATGTTTTCCTTGACCGCTCGATAGGTGTTCTCGAACAGCGTACGCAAGTGCCAGTATTCTTGAGCCTTGCGGTTCTGAAAATGATCGCCGTTGACAACACCCTTGTACGCGCCTGGTACTTGCTTCTCCTTATCGCGCACTTCGCCCGAGCCGCGAAACGCTACTGCCTCGATATTGGGTATCGCCTTGTACGCTTCTAGCTCGTTGATCGCATCGGCATCGCCACGCACCCCCACGCCCAAGCCGTCGCTGTCGTACTGGAAGTCTTCGGCGCCAAGCGTTACACAGTTGTTGATCGCGCGCATCGTCGTTGCGTAGATGTTCGAGCCCTTGCCGCTCCACTGCTCCGCGTATTCGAGCACGACGCCACGCCGGGCCGTGAACGCGTTCATGTCCTTACCTTCGTCAGCTACATCGAGCGCGGCGAACATGCGGCCGCCCGGCGTGATGCCCAACTTGATATGCGCATCGATCGCTGCATCGATCCATTCGAGCGGTATCAGGACGCCCTCCGCTGATGCGCTGTAGTCGATGTCGATCTCTTGCGCTACGACAAGCGCGTTGAACTTTGATCGTTGCTTGTCGTACCATGCTTGATCCTTGCGAGGGTCTTTCGACCAGTGCATTGTTTTGACTTTGACGCGTCCAGAGAAACGCTTCTCTGCGAACGGATTGTTCATCCCGTTGACTGACGATATGTCGATGCGGCAGTTCGTCGTTGCGGATAGCGACGTTTCGATAGCTGTTGCGTTTTCCAAGTGCGCCGCCTCATCAACGAAGTACATGGACGCCCGGCCGCCACGCCCGATGTTTTTGCCTGCCTCGCCGCGTATCACTGAACCCGTTTCGGGTATGACGATGCGCATGTGCGAGCGGTGCCGATGATTGTCAACGTCCCACGAGCCGCGAAACTCTTTCGGCAGATTCGAGAGAAAGTACGCCACCTTGAAGAAAATGCTATCCGGATCCCCCGGCTTGTCTACCAAGTCTTCTTTGCGCGAACCGAATCCCGCCACGAACCCGTTATGACTGAGTGCAAGCGCGCCGCTTAGACTGGCTGCGCACCACGTAAGCCCCATGTCGCGCGACTTATCAGACAGACCGTTCTCACGTTCGCGCCACAAGTCGAGCACCCATTGCATCCACTCGACTTGTTCGGGGAACGGAATAAACGGCAATACCGCTGAGCGTCCGATCTCAGGCATGCGAGGATCGAACGTAACGCCCCAATCCTGTACTAGCTCGATCGGATGTTCGCGGTAATACGATTTGACGTAAGCAAGCAAGCCCGGATCGGCACGTAGCTCTGCGAGTTTATCGACTCGCCATTGCCATACGGCGTTATAGTCCGGGTTGTGATAATCGATTGGGTAGGGGTACGGCATTGCACGGTTAGAGTATCCAAGTATCGGACCATTCTAACCGTGGCTGTCAGAACAGCCGGTCGAGCACCTTTTCAGCCAGCTTGACGAACGCTAGGCCGGTCGCACCGGCAACGCATAGCACGAGCAATATGGCGGGAACTTCATACACGGTTCAGTCCCCTAACGTCAATGTAGATTCCCATGGGCACCATGGTACGCACAACATCCGCGACCTGTCGCAGGTGTCGATTGTTGGTGTAGATGACAATCGAATTGAACTTGAAGTCGATCGCCGCATTCTCTCCCGCAATGGCGCGCACGGCTTGTCTAACGGCTTCTTTGGTGCCCGGACGTGGTGATGCAGTGAGCATTGCGGCGAACGCGTTGACTTCCTGTCTGTGCTTGATTCGCGCTTCGCGATAGGCCGTCTTCCATGCCCAACGAGCCGAGCCGTACGGATTCAGCATGTAAACCGACGTGCGCAGCATTGTCATGGCGTCCGTTGCGAGCCACTTGCCCGACACGCGCAGTTGATCGCGAATCGCGGCGCGCATGTGAAGTACTTCGCGCCGCATCGTACCGCTTGTCATGCGTCGGTTGAACTTTGCCCGGATTCGGGTTGCTTCGATCCTAGACCAATGCATTATCATTGTGCGTGCTGCATCTTCATGACAGTAAGCGCCCCATCGATTCGAGATCATACGTGCTCCTTCGTTGACGATACGGCGATGATATTATCTTTTCGTACAAAAGAAAAGGGGCGCACGATGGGTGCGCCCCTTCTATCCTGCTAACTGTTAGGTTGCTTACGCGGCAGGCGTGTCGTTCGTGGTTGCTGCGACCGGCGCCGCGTCTACAGCCGCTTGTCCCTCACTATCCTTCTCGGCATCTTCGCCACCCTTGAGCCAATCCTCGATCGTGTTCAGTGCGTCATGCATGTAGCTCAAGACTTCCAAACCACCCTTGGCGATCGCGTCCTCGACGCGTTGAACGATGCTTTCTTTCGTCTGATCCATATCTATCCCTTGCAAGGTAGGTAAAAGTTACCGGCTCTAGGTGCGCCGGAGCACAGATATTACCATTCTTTTGATATTCGTCAAATTGTTAAATGGCAATAACTGTTCTACTGTAAACGTACGGCATCGGAGCCGTATCTGACTAACGTAATAGGAATGTCACTCATGAACAAGACTCACCTTCGCACGTACGCGAACCATATCCGCTCGGCGTTGCTCACCCATCGCGAAGCGCTCAAGTACGAACTCGCTGTCATGTTCGCCGTTACGCTCGAATGCGACGGTAACAAGCGCCTGAGCCGTGAGGCAATCTATCAGGTATACAACTCGACGGGAAGCTACAAGTGCGCTGCGCCATCCGAGCGTGATTGGAAGGCAGTAGGGCGCCGCATTACAGCCGGGCTTGCACTCTATGACTTCTTAGGCGCCGAGCAGATCGCGGAATGGACGCAAGGCGAGCGACACGGGCAGATCATACAGGCATTGCTACCTCATATCGAAGCGCTCAAGCTCGGTACGATCAACGAGGTTTTGACGGTTTGCGAAAAGGTTAAACCGCCCCGCTCTGCATCGGTACGCAACGCGCCGCCCGGCTCGCATGTCGTCAACACGGAGCACTGTCATATCGTCATACCGCCCACGGTCAGCGCGGCGGAAGTCATGACGATCATTAACAACCTGATGGAGTATGCGAACACGCTGCTCGATGCAGGGAAGCTGCGCCCCCAGCGTAAGGCGGCTTGAATGTGACACCGCCCCGCATGTTGAGTGCGGGGCGGTGCGCTGGATGTTAGGCACTAACCATGCCGACCGACTTCTCCGCGAACCGGCACACTGCCAGCAAGTCATCGATCCATGCTGGATAGACGGGCTCGCCGCCTGCCGCGAGATCGGCGTTGTATTGCTTGCGCGCTTCTTCGGCGAGCGCGCGCAACCGTTCGATTCGTTCTTTCATGTTCACCTCAGAAGCGATATTTAGCCATGAGCACATGCGCACCGTGCCAAATCGGGGGCGTCGGTTCGCTGCGCGGTGCCGGGTTGTAGAAGTACTGATACTCGATGCTGAACGGACCGCGCGATACAGACAACCCTGCCGTAGCACCGAGTACCCATTGACCCTTGTTATCGACATGAATGTTGCTCGGCGCAGCATCGGGTGCCGGACGCCAACCGATAACATCCACGCTCCAAGCGCTGCGATGGATGTATGGGCCAACCTCGACGCCAACGCGCCATTGTCCAACATTGTAATAAGGCTCCACGGTTAGCGCGAACCCCGCGTCGTGACCACTCCCGAGAAAGTTCGCTAGGGGCCAGCAAGGGCCGATGCATTGATGCGTATGCACGTCGTAATTGGGATCGCTAGGTGTCGCCATCGCCTGCGTATGGACCGTCGCCAACCATACATAGTCAGCATGCCAGGCGATGCCCCACTTCGGACGCGTTACGAGATCGCCCGTCAATCCAACCTTGACAGCGGGAGCGGTCAGTTCAAGCTTGTGTTCGAACGCCTCTTGATACCAAAGGTTGTCGCCACCCTTCACGTACTGCGTTGCACCTAGCCCGACCTCGGCGTGAAAGAATGACTCGGCGTGAACGTTGAGCGATAGTGCGGCAAGCGCAGCGATGACGAGGGGGGCGTTTCATTGTTGTTCCTCACGAGTGGTTAGTGTGAGGAATCGTACTGTAGTTATTATCTTTTTACAAGCCCCACGTATTGCGCGTGGGGCTATCTGTTCAACACAACGTAGCGTCAACCCGTTTAGCGTACGCTTCGTCGCAACACTGGTAGTAGTACGGCAGGCAGAACGTACCCTTGACATTGTAATAAGTGTTCGAGCGCGGCTCGGCATCGTCTTTCAACTCGGCGCACCTGTCACATAACGTGCGCACCGTAACGGTCAGCGGCCGATGCAAGAATTCATCGCGATTCATGACGTTCTCCGCATCTCTAACACTGTTGCCATCTGACGAGGGGTGAGCGCAACGGCATGATCGATAACGATCGGCCGACGCTCACCTTGCAAGCGCTCGATGCCATCCGGCGAAATGATTTTGATGTCGAGCCGTCCGAGATAACATGCGAGCCGGAACGTGTAATCGACGGCGCCGGGTCCAGGGGCAATATAGACGGCGTTCGGCGGCGCGTCGCGTAGCGCCGCCATCGTTACGCCAGTAGGACGAAGGCCGGGCTCTTTCATAGTCCACCCCGCATATCCGCCACGCCCGGCGCGATGAGGTTAAGTGCCAGTTCGCGCAACAGGTGCTCGGTCAATGCTCCGCGCACTCGATATGCGGCGAGTTCCACCAGGTCATGCGCCAATGTGCTCATTTCGTGCTCTCCTTTCGATGACGGTTGCTTTGAGATCACCATAACTCATCGTGCCCTTACCGCGCCTCGATCGTCTCGCCCGCTTACACACTTCGGCGCATAGTGCGTCAAGGTTGATCTCAACTTCAAATGTTACGCTCTCGTCGCGATATTCGAACGTTTTTAACAGCTTCATTTAGCTTTCCTGCGAATCGTACGGCACGCTCAAACGTGCCGAAGTGAAGGGTAATGCCCGGATCGAACGTAAGTGCCCAAGGCGTCGGTTTCCAGGCGCGATCGTAGCTGACGCGGGGAGTCATGATCTCGTCGCCGCCCGCGCGATCGCCATGTATGTAAGATGCACAAGACGCGCTTCGAACATCGTCACGGGCTTGCGAATGTCACGCGGTTCGCGCGCTTGCCCATTGTTGAGGATGACAAGATAGCCGGGTCGCCATGGCATCATGATTGCACCTTGGCCTCAGCATGCGCGATGCGCTTCATAATGCAGCGCAAGAATCGAAGCGGCAAATCATCCGCGCCGACGAATAGGGCTTCGTATTTATCCGCCTGTTCTGGCGACATGCACTCACAAGCGGATTCGTGTAAGAGTATCTGCGCTGTATGCTTGTTGAACCGCGCCGCATCGGTCATCGTCGGGGCGGCGTGAGATTCAAAGTCTTCAAGTCGTTCGCCAAATTCCATTAACAGCGCTTCGACTTCCCCAACATTTTTCGCATAGACTTTGTAGACGTCGCCATCACCTGGAACGACGCGAACTTGCAAGATTTTGCGCACGTCGCAGTCTTCGGGGATCGTCCGCTCACTCGCAACCCGTACCTGTGCGTCAGCGACAGCCTTCTCAATACCATGCGCAGCTTCGTACTGCCCATTGTCGCGATGAACGATTGCGAGCAATTCGGATAGCCGTCCGATCACGTTGAACAGGCGACGAAAGCGCGAGCGTGTAAGCGATGCCGTCGCTAAGGCGTCGTGACACTCGCATGCCTCGATGATGTCGAGCGGTTCGCTAGAAACTCCTTCGTTGTACATGCTTGGCTCCTTCGTTGAAAGTGTAACAAGTTTAGGATAGATATTATCTTTTGACAAGGGGCGCGTAGCCCCTCGGTGTCAGTCAAGCCCGGTTTCGGGTACGGCATTGCGCACGAGCATCGCAGCAACTTCGAACGTTTGCGCAAGCTGTTCGCGTCGTGCCGTCGTGCGTGGCAACCAGAAGGTTACGGCGCTTCGGTCGTCGTCTTGCGGGGGATGGTGCAATCGATCGCTGCTGTGCATGATGAATTGCACTGCGCTATACGTCACGCCCGTGTTGCTTTCTTTCTCGATCGCAATGACTTCGTCGGTTAGTTCTTGGCTGTAGATGTTGACGCGCATGTCTTTTACTCCGGGATCGACATCGGAACAGCGACACCCAACGCTCTACCGATCGACGCGTGCAAAGTGGCGTGCTCTTGCGTAGCATAGATGTAGCCGATCGGACGGGTGCTATCACCCTTTATTTCGTAAATGTTCGCGTACACCGTGCGCATCTTGGGCGGCGCCATATAAAGCACTTCGGGCTTGTAGATCGTCAAGCCGTCCGCATTTTCGGTAACGACCTCGCCGCACTGCATGACGCCGACGAAATGCACCGGACGCCCCGCGTGCTCGATCGCATCGCCCTTGCGCGCTCGTTCCAGGTCGAAGGGTTCGCCAGTCGGTGCAGGCGCGTTGAACATCGCGATGAGTTTGGCGCGTAGTTCATTGAGTTGTGCTGACATGGCGTCGACAGTCGATTGATTCGTAAAGGGTGGCACGCCTGGCGCCGGGGCCGCAATGGCCACTTGGTGATTGCGCGTCGCCACGGTGTACGCGTCAAGTAATTGCTCGAATGATGTGTATGCTTGGCTCATGACTGTTACTCCTATCGGGTTGAAGGCGAAAAGATAATATCACTTCCCTTTCATCCATTCCATATATTTTGCGGCTGCCTCTTCCGGGGGCATCGCACCGACCGCAGGACCCCCATTGATCGGCGAGCCGTCCGGGTTCTGTAGCACTACGACATTCTTGAATCCGCCCAACATTTGCCCGGCCTTCGCGAGCGCATCCTGTTGATTGCGGAAACGAATCTCGATGCCGTCCTTCGTCACCTTCACGCGTTCTATGAGTCGACGCTGCTCGGGCGTCATCTTCGTGGTATCAGTGATGAATACGTCGGGCTTACCCTCGCCAAGACAGTGCGGGCACTCAGGATGCGGCGGACGGTTGAACTTGAACTCGTACCCGCCATCGTCATCGGGGATTGGTGTTCGAGCCCGGCCTCGCTTGCCTACGTTCGCTTGCTCGGCGATGCGCACGGCATGGGCGTACTCGGTCGCGTCGATCCATTGGTACTTGTGATTCACGCCCCAACAGTGACGACAGCACAACCGACGATGCTGGACGACATCGCCAGGATCGGCGAACCCGATACGAATGAACTCGTTCGCGATGTCGGCAACGCTCTTGATTGACCGTTCCCTACTTTCCGCTAAACGACGATCTATCTCGGCCGCGACAACCGGGGAATGGCGGAGTTGATGCGCGGCGGCGTAGACACGCTCGCGCTTAAATTTTTCGCACTTGAAATTATTTAGATACGCGTCCGTCGCCGACACGCCCTTAACGATGTCATCGATGAACAACTGAACGCGACTTGTGATTTTTTGCGTAATAGCCATTTTGTAGCCTCTCAAACCTGGGAAAACAAACCTGGGAGTAATCAAACCCTTACCCAGCAAGGAACACAGCCATACTTACTCTTTTTACTCCCAAGTTAAGAAAATAAACCTGGGAGTAGTCAAACCCAATACCAGCAAGGAACAGCGGGATTGCTCCCAGGTTTTCCCAGGTTGTCCCAGAAAGTCCGGGGTCCGGCTGTAATACATAAGAGGGGTACCCCCCCCCCCCGCGGATAGGGCGCGGCGTGCGCAACCCAGGTTGAACGTGGGAAAACCTGGGACCTGGGAGTAAATTGCACTATATTGGTGCATCAT